TTATATAGATACGTTGCGATTTTTCCGTTGTTGAAATTGAATTTGCTGTTGAGAAAGTTTTTCTTTTTCCTTTTTATCCATCTCATCTTCAATTTCCATACCTAATAATTCTTCAATTAAGTCTTCATGTGACACTATCGCTTCGGTACCACCAAATTCGTCCAACACAATTGCTAAATGTTTTCTAGAAATAGTCATCTTACGTAATACCCATTCAGCTTTATTGTGTTCATTCACAAATAATGGCTTAGCTGAATAGTTTGTAATTTGATCTTCTTTTTTATTACTCCAAGCCAACAGATATTTAGAATGAAACACCCCAATAATGTTATCAATATCTCCCTCGTACACTGGATATCTAGTGTATGGCTTATTCATAACCGTTTCATAAACTTCTTCGTATGTCGCATTTGAAGCAAATGCCGTCACATTAATTCTAGGTGTTGTATCTACATCTTTTACTTTTAAATTTTCAAAATTAATGACACCTTCCAACCTACTCGTCTCAATTTCATTTAAAGCACCTTCATGTCCAGCAATTGCTAACATTGTTTTAAATTCTTCTTTTGAAAATTGATGTTCTTGAGGTTGACCCTTAGATAAACTTCGATTAATACTGTCCGTCAACTTATTTAAAAGTAATGTGATAGGGCGAAACACAATGACACAAATATTAATAATTGGATATACAAGCCTTGTTATTTTATCTGGAAATGTTGCAGCGACAGACTTGGGAATCACTTCGGAAATCAAAATGATAACAACTGTTAAAACAGCTGATGCAATACCAACGCTAATCCCCCAACGTAAAGCCATAATTGTAACAAGTGTTGGTAATAAAATATTCGCGACATTATTCCCAATTAGAATCGTTGTAATAAACTCACTTGGTTTTTCAAGTAACTTTACAATGCCTTTTGCTTTTTTATCACCTTTGTCAGCTTCAGTTTTAAATTTTGTTTTATTGGCAGCCGTTAATGCCGTCTCGCTTCCTGAAAAGAAAAACGAAATAAATATCAATATAATTATGGCAATGATCACGCGTGTAGTCTCCTTATTGTCATATCTTATTTTTATTGTAGTTACTTAATTCCCGACGTTCTCGTTTAATAAACCAGTTAAAATTCATTATATATAATAGACTTAATAATGATAATTAATATGCATTTTTAATCATAGTTACTTTAATGCATTCATTAGTAAAATGATGCTATAGTTCGAGCTGTTTGTTATTAATAAATTTACATAATGAAAAATTTCAACAAATTCAGTTTATGACATAGTTATAATCATTTGAAACCATTATAATGATAACAACCAGTTTCTCATAAATTTATTCTAATTATCTTTTAAATATCTTTAGACAAGTACTTGTTTATATTCAAATATAGAAAGAAGGATTAACATGTATTTTGTTTTAGCAATATTTACAATCATTAGTGCCAGTGTAAGTTTAGGTTATTCAATTCAAGCATGTGCATCTAGTCATAATATAAATGCATATTATGCACTTAGTCGAAGCTTACCTTTATTTTTATTAGCTATTTTTTCTTTAGTCATTCATAGTGCTATATTTTTGATAACTATATCCATTGCAATGATTTTAGTTCAATTTTTAGATGCGATTGTTGGTTATAAAAGTGAAGATGTCTTTAAAACTTATGGTCCATTAGCAACATCTGTAGTGAACTTAATATTATTAATAGTTTTCTTATTTTAACTCACTTATACAACGAATCTTAATCGAACTAATATCGAATTATCTTTAAAGAATATTTGATGTAGTTTTCAATTAATTTAATAAAGACCAGCACTCTAATGCCACAATCATATTGTATTTGTGTTGTCGCTTTATCCACCATCAATGATTATTTTTTACACCAATCAAAAAATCGGACTGATATAAATAAGTACAAAGCTTATCTATCAATCCGATTTAGTTATAAAACAAAAAAAGCCACAGTAATGTGGCTTTTTGTTATATTCAGTATCAAAATGGTATCAATACCCATTTCCGGAAGTCAAGAATGGCTTAACAACGCGGTTTAAAGCTATCCAATACTACCTTCCATTTCGATTGAAAAAACTAATTTTTAAGGACTTATTTTTATAGAAACGTTGATTTAATGCGATTTAAAGTAAAGTTATTTCTCTTGAAATTTTGAGGTTATTATTTTTTGGTATCAAAAATGGTATCATTTGTAGTTATTTTAGCTTCATATATTAAAATAACCACACTCCTAAATTAATAGGTGGTGTGGTTTTGTTGGTTTTAATAAATTTTTTCATATTTTTTAAATTCATCTTCTAAAGGGTGTTGAGTTATATGTTGAGTTATATCAAAATCTTCCGCTAAAAAAGTTAATTTTTCATTTATAATTTGAAACATACTTTTCTCTTTAAGTTTAAATAAATCTTCATAACTTATAGATATTATATTTATATTATATTTAAGTCTAATTTTTTTACATAAACCATATCCGTCTGTCCATTCTTTAGGCGTTCCAGTAATACCTTGAGGAGATACCATCACTCCAAGATTTTTATTCGTTGTTGATAAAAGAGAAAAAAACTTACCAACATAAGTAACGTTAATTTTGCTTGTCCTATAGTTCTTACATTCAAAATAAATCGGGCTAGTATCTTTTATATCATAATATTTAGCAATATCTTTAGCTGGAGGACTGAACTCAGCTCTAATATCTATTTCGTTTGTATTTGTACGTATATTTTTAGTACATTCAAATATGTTAGAACATGTTAAAATGAAAATAATAAATTCTTCAAAATATTCCCCTTTTTCTTTAGCGTTTTTAAAATCATCTTTTTCTAATTTCTTTATATACAAATCAAACCTTTTATAATCCTCTTCTGAAAATAAATACTGTTCTTCTATTGTTGATTTATCTGTGTGCTTTAATACTTCTTTAAAAATTTCAAATTTTTCATTTGTCATCTTACAACCTCGTATACAGGTATATAATTTCTTTCATCTAGTTCAATGTCAATATCATTTTCGTCATCATAATAAAAATGCGGTAATGTTTTTAAAGTATACATCTCAGGCTTTAAATCATCATCGATCTGAATTTGAAACCTTAGATTAATAATATCTTTATCGATGAACGCGTTCATAATTAAAACTATCTCTTTAATACTTATATTAAATCTTCTGTTGTATACTCCTGGATAAATTCTATTTCCCGGTTTTAAATTTTTAATCAAACTTTGTTCAAATTCCCGAGAGAGAGGTTTCTTCAGATTTGTTTTTTGCAATATTGACCTGATTGTATTCCGACAATAATTTTCTTGTAACATAATCCATACCCTCCCTTTTCTTTTCGTGATAATAGTAGTTTAACAAAGTATAATCTTTACCGGTATAACTTTCAAATAAAAACTTGATTGATATTTTTTTTGTTTTATTAATCAAGGAAACCCAAGGCAAGTCAGACTCTTCTTCTAACTCTATAATGAAGTCGTTAATTTTTTCAAGCCCTTCTTCAGAGTTTTTAAACAAATTTTTATTTGTTGCTATTAATTCTTTTAGTTCACCTAAAATAGGCAATATGATAGTAGTAGAGCTAGCCGAATCCAACGTAGCCTTCGCACCATTATTTGTATTCATTAATTGTGCACTAACTAAAAAATCAGATTCTTGATTTTTCCTCATTTTATCAATAGTAAAGTTCAAATTAACTGGTTGACAAGTAATTAAGAGCTTTTGTGATATCCAATTAACAATTCTATCAATTATGGACAAATAATAATTTGTACTATCTTTTCTATAATAATTCTGGATGCTATCTACAGATATCTCAAAATATAATTCTTTATCCACTTCGTGCAAAACTATAATTGCACTTTGTATTCTTTCTTTAGTGATAGCTTCATTACCCACTAAAGTTGTACCTCTTCTAAAAAAATTCAAAATAAAGTATCTTTTTTCACTATTATAATGCCCAAAATAGTCATTTTCGTTAATTTTTAAATTGCGCTTTTCTTCTAAAACACTTAATAATTCTCCGACATCTTTATTTATAATTTTAAATAAAGCGCTATATTTATAACTTTGGTCATATTCTGTATTTCTAAATGAAGTTAACAATTTGTCAAAATCTTTATCAAGTGCATATTCAATTACATTTTCTATTTCTTTCATTTGCAATTCTTTTATTTCATCGTTATCAATAATTTGTGTATATTCAGATATAAGTAAATCTTTACGTCCTTTTGAGAATTCACTAATTGTCTTGTTTAATATGTCCTTATTTATCTCCATATTTTCTCCTCCTACATCAACGTCTATATAAATAATATATAAAATAATCTGAGTTTAGTAGACAGAACATAATGGCGAACAAAAAAACAACCACCCAGTAACTAGTATGGGTGGTGAAGGTGTGCCTGCAGCACATAATAAAACCGATAATATGTTTTATTATGTCGCAAATATTTCAGCGACTTGTTATGTACCACCACACAAACTTACTCCCATCCAGGAACACAGAGCTTTGTCGCTCGTCAGCAACGTCATATGAATTCTAAGTTCATGTCGTGGTGACACTTTAAACGGTCTGTGCCAGTAGCGACCGAGTCATTTCAAGAATGACCATTTCACATTTATATTATAACACTTGTCGTGCGTAACTGTATAGTTTTTCAGTTGTATTTAAAGTTAAGTTATCTACTTCGCGCTTTCCTTGCCTTAATTGTGAAATTACATATTGCGCTACGCCAGTTTGTTTGTGAATTTGGTAACCTGTTATATCACTTTTGATCAATTCAATTATTTTTAATTTATAATCACTCATATTATCTACGTCCATTCTTTTTATCTAAACAATAAAAATGTGTTTTTCTCCCGATAAATAATAACAATGGTAGGCTTAATAAAAACAATATTAAATACATTTGTTCTGTCATAATTGAAAACCTCCAAATAATATTATATTATATAAGTGTAAGGAGGAGCCATCAGGCTCCAAGCATAATGTTAATCTTTGTTGTTTGGCTTTCGGTCTAGGTAGCCGAGATGCCATTCTCTAAGTTGTTTTAACACTTCTGGAATTATCAGTACTGCCAATACTTGATGTTCTAGAAGTGTTTTTATTATGTCTAGCATGAGGCTTTTCACCTCCTTACACATAATTTGTAAGTCATCAACTAACCTACAAATATAATTATACTAAACAATTGTTTATTAAGCAAGTGTTTTTTTAAATTTGCATAAAAAATAGGCAAGTACCGTAGTACCTGCCTGTTATCTACATTTAAATCTTGAGAGAAATGTTAAAAAGTTCTAGTAAAATAATAGCACATTTTATCTTTAAATGTAAATAGAAAGCAGGTATGTAACGCACCTGCTTAAATAGACATGACTATGTCATTCTAACTGATTTCTCCCCATAAGTCACCTAATATCTGATTAGGTGGGGAAGAGCCATTCGTGCATGAATGAGAATTTGATGAAAGATAATTTTCACTACACATATTCAAGCAAGACATTGCTTTCTATAATAAACAACTATTTTGTTTTATTTCTTTTCTATAACAACCTTTGTAATTAAGTTGAATCCAGGGTTTTTAATATGCTCTGATAAATCTGGGACAACAAAACCTTTTTCTGTTATAGGGAAAGACTTCGTTTCTTCTTTTTTCTTATTCTTATCATAATAAGTGACTTCGATCTTTGCGCTTGGATCTAATTCAACTACTCTAAACTCTTTATATGCTGTCGCATCTAATGCCCATTCGACATAGTATTCAATTTTTTCTTTTGTAAGTGTAGTCCCAGGTTTAATAGGAAACTCGACATAACGAGGGGATAGCAATTCATTTCCTTTACCATCAACTCCAGTCACATTTACCATCAAATACGGGCCTGTTGGTTCAAAATAACTCGCGTCATCGCCTTTTTTATATTTTCCTTTGTCGAATGAACTTGATGCACTTACCTCATTAGTAATTGAAGAAAATGAGAATAATAACAATAAAACAGTTAAAAATAATAAACTTCTTTTGAGCATGGCGCTTCCTCCAAATATAATATATTTGTTTTTATTTATCTCTTTTTATAGCTAACACCCTTATTTAAGATGATAAATATCAACAACTTCATTTTATATTGAGAAAATATTAAAAATCAATAAAATATTAAAAGAAACTAAACTTACATTAAAAAATAATTAACAAATATTTAACATTTTAACCTAAGAATTAAAACACTTCTTTCACAATCAATCTCTCATGCCATATCCACTCATTATGATTGTTCCAATAAATGCGACACCAACCATCTATAATTTCAAACACATATATTAATGTTCCAGGCGCGTATACAGCCTGTCCAACATCGAATCTATAGTTAGTACGATTATCACCGTATCTAGTGGCTGAAGTAGCACCTAAGCCGTCGATTTTCGCATTAAAATAAGCACCTTTTGACCATTTAAGGTTATAAGGCGCTTTACTTCCAACTGTTATTTTACTTGCAGATTTACCGACTGCTTTTTGAGCAGGTGGTTTAACTTTATTTGTGATCTTATTCATTAAGCCCTCACTTTTATACTTAGGTCTAATAAAGTGAGTACAGCCGTAATAATTATCCCAACGTAACTTTGCAGGCGTATTTGCGTTACCGTCATAGTTCTGTTCCAAAATTAAAAATTGGTTTGTATTACCACCATTAAACACTAAACCAATATGACCGTATTGTTTATATATTCCTTTGGTAAATACAGCCACATCACCTATTTGTGGAACAAACGATGGTGTGTTTTCATATACTGTTGCCATGTTTTTAAAATCGTTATTGATTGCATCTTTTGCATTTCCCCACATTCTAATTTCTAACAACCAATAAATGTAATCAACTGCTAAATCTGCACATTGGTAACCATACCAACCGTCAAAATCAATATATCTACCTTGATACCAACGTAACCTTGCTCTTGCTTCACTGTATGTTTTCATTATTTTACCTCCTAGTATTTTCTTCTTGGTTCTTCATATTCTAAAGCTTGGTGGCTATCACCTATACCTTTAGTAGTCGGGTCTTGAATCACACCAGTTAATACTAAAAATCCTAATATAGCGTTTAAACCGTCTGTTAATTGCTCTGTATAAACTTGGATATCATACCCAATAGCTTTTGCGATGTTTTGAGCAAATAAAAAGATAGTTGACAATATCGCTACCCAAAATGATTTTTGTTTCATTCTAATTTTCCAATTAATCATATTCTTATCTCCTTTTATCCAAAATAAAAAACGACTAAAAAATTAGTCGTTTAAAATTATTCAATGGTCAATGTCGGAGATCCTGAATAAACATCACTTATAGTGACGTACAACATCCCTGAAGGATTACTAAAGTTGATATTTTTACTTGCAACTCCGCTATTGACTCCTGATATTCCTAATTCACTTGACCCTAAATTAGTTTGCGAAATCCTCATTATACCGCTACGTACATTTTCTATTGTCACCTGATAACTTTTATTAGGTTCAACTCCATTTATTGTCCATTTTGCTGTTGATTCTTCTATGCTATCCGGATATTTATTTTTAGGTAAGGGTTTTATTACAAAAGATGAAGGCTTTTTCCATACTTGGATATTTCCAGCATATACTTTTGTATATTCTTCACCTTCGTAAATAAACTTCTTTACATTTTTAAAATTACCTTCCATAAAAATCACCCCTTAATTAAGTAAAGTGTATTAGGGTCTTTTTGATATATATAGTTATATTCATTTTCTGTTCCTGTCCAAATTTTAACCGTCGGTTGAGATGCGCTTTTTAGTTGATATAAATTATCCGCTTGTTGTTTAGTAAAAGCTTGAGATGACAAAACATACCGCTCATCATGATTATGATTTTTTGGAGCATATAAATCATTTAGTGTTTGTTTGAATTCCTCAAAATCTTCTGTACTAACTTTTGAGCCAATCTGTTGCAATACACTTTCTGAAATAGAGTTGTTTTGTATTGCTTCTGCTAATTCTCTTAATGTATTCATAGATTCAGGCGCGCTATCAACTAGTTCAGCAATTTTTGAATCCGTATACGTTTTAGAGTCGTTGAGAGTTGTATCTTTGATTTTTTCAACTTCTTGCAATTTATTTTCTAACCCTTCAACATTTGCGATATTGATTTTGTCCAATAACTCAGGTTCTGCTTTGATATTTGTATCTTTACCATCAATTTGCCACATTTTAGTGTCAGGATTGATTGATACTACAGTACCGTTTTTACCGGGTACGCCTTGTTCTCCTTTTTTACCTGCTTCACCTTTTGCACCAGGTTGTCCCGGTTCGCCTTTATCACCTTTCGCACCTTTAAATCTACTTTCATTCTTTTCGATGTAAGAAATGACATCTTTATCTATTTTCTCTTTAAAGTCTTTGCTCAATAAATCTGTCGCGTTATCTTTTAAGATTCTCGTAATAGCATCATCTACCAATTTAACATCGATTTCTTTTGCTACAGCAGATTCAATACCACTATCAATGATATTGAAAGAAAAGTTCGCGACATGTATTTTTTGTTCTTCTTTCTCTAAAAACAGCTTACAACGTACATAACCAGCGTGTTTGATAACCTTTTTAGGTATCTTGTAGGTAAGGAACCCTTTTACAACATCGTCGATAATAAGGGGCTCATTTTTGAATATAGAGCCATCTTCCATAAACAAATGCAATCTAGGTGTTAAGCCATACGCTTTTAGATCGATACGACCTTGTTTGTCATTGATACCTATTCTTATAGATGCTGTATTTTCATCTTCAGTGTAAAATCGACAGCCAATGTCACCTAAGTCAACACCATCATTTTTTATTCTCGTTTCAACATCTTTTATTTTGTACATTTATACACCTCTTTATTTATATTTATCTCTTATAAAGTAGATACCTTTTAAGCCGATTTGTTTATATAGCTTAGCGATTGTACTAGCTTGATGTTGGCACCACTCTATAGCAGTAGCGTATTGGTGCGTAGCTGGATTCTTAGGATTCCATCTGATTCTGTACAGTGTATTCTGCCCTTTGTTGATGTAATCCTTTCTTACGAAGCTAGCACCGCCCATGATTGCTTTTGCTGGAGATGTCCAACCTTTATTCCTAGCAAACGTCATTGCGTAGTTAGGATTGTTGTCGTAAGCGCCAATACCGAAGTAGTTGTATACTCCATCTTTTCCGTTAGCGAAGTTACTTGTTCCATATCCACTTTCTAAGAAAGCATGCGCGATTAAATAAATTTCATTAATGTTGTGCTTTTTACAAGCTTCTGCGAACGCTTTACCTTGATTATTCAATGTCCCCTTACCTTTAAGTATCTTATTAAGCGAACTAACTGAAACGCCTTGATACTTGCCTAAATTAAGCATTTGGTAGCACTGCGTGTTACTTTCCCATATTCGTTTAACATTCATTGCTGAACTCGTTTGTGCTCGTGTAGCGTTAGCCCAACCCCAAGCATTAGATTTTTTCGGGTTACCTCTTGCCATTTGTTTATCCAGTGCTTGTTTGAATGTATAAGGACTCGTTTCTGTTATGATCTGCGGTTGTTTAGATGCCGAGCCATTATTAGCTGTTGGTGATGAGTCTCTTACATTCGCTATATCAGCGTTTTTATTATCTACCATAACTTTTATTCTAGATTTTGTTACTGTTGGTTTAGTTATAGAATTTAATAATTTTTCTCTGTTTTTAAATATATTAAGTAATGCCTTTTCTAATGCTTCGTATTTATCTTTAGGGGGAACACCGTTGTCAATCATATTCCAATTAACATGTTCCAACATCGAACGCCAAATACTGTCGTCTACTTTTAAATTTTCAATACTTAGAGGTATCTCATATTTGCCCATCATATCTACAGCTACAACCATTGCGTGAATCTCATTAAAAATAAATTCATTTTTACTCGCACTATAATCTTCACATACGTCTATAACTATATAATCAGGTTCATTAGGAACTTCAAATACAGCTCTTCTAGGTGCCCAAATATTATGTCTGTCAACATAAAAGTGGGGATATTCTACATCCTGTTTGTATTTCTTCCTACTGTTATATAAACTTTCTACCGAGCTCATCGTTTGTGCGTTTCTAATCATTATTCCTTTAGGTTTTTCGAGTCGTCGATTACCTTCTACTATAAAGTGATAAATATATTCTGGATAATTAACCTCTTGGCTAGAAATAGTGTACTTTATAGTTGTTACATCTTTCCAAATTGGAACTTTTTTATTATTTTTTTCGTTATCATCACTATCATCTTCTGGTTTAGGTGCCGGCGTAGATTTCTCCGGATGATATGGTGGTCTAACAAAATATTTAACTCCTCCACCTGGTCCATCATGATAAGAGTGTTTGATTTTATACGGCGGACTTCCTGTTGCATTATTTGTATACCAGTTTTGATCCACACCATACCAATAGTCTTTTGTGCATGGCCCTACTACAATGTTCACATGACCTGCCCAACCACCAGTCCAAACACCCCAGTCGCCTGGTTGTGGTACAAAGTCTTTTGTATTTCTAATTATCTTGAAATCTCTACCTCTATAATTAGATTTCTGAGCCATAGCATCAGCATTTCCCCATGTTCTAAATCCCCAATATTTATCGAGTAAATAATTAGGTAAATCCCAGCATTGTGCTCCCATTCCAGAACCAGGTACATCAATAGCTATTTTGTTTTTAGCGATATATAACGCCCATTCAACCACTTCACTAGCTGTGGGCTTTCTATTTTTCGGATTAGGTAATCCCATGTATGCACCTCATTTCAATCAAAATAAAAAGCCAGTGCCGAAGCACTGACTCTTAACTGTTATTTACATTTACCAAACCAGAAGCACGCCCAGAAGCTATATCCTAAAATCCCTTTAAGCATGGTAATCACCTCCTTTAAATACCAAAAACAGTTCTTAGTAAAGCTATGACAATCGTACTGAAGATAGTCCCTATCAAACCTAGAATCCACATTTTTATGTCTCTAATATTCTTGGCATTCTTTTCTTTATTCTTTTCATCTTCTACCTTGTCGCGCTTTAATTCTTCAAAATTTCTATCTAATTTGTCATAAATCTTTTCTTGCGCTCTAAGACTATCTTCTATTCTGTCGAATTTTTCAAACATAGTCTTATCATTTTCTTCTAATCGCGTTAAACGCCAATCTTGTTCATGTCGTTTGGTAAATCCAAACATTATGCCACCCACTTTATTCAAATTAAAAAGCCACAAGCATTACACCTGTGACTTTTCATCTTTTGTTTCTGGATATTTTTCTCCAGTGATTAAAGCGTATTCTTCTTTATCGATTAAACCCTTGTCTACGTACCACTTAATTTGCTCGTTTTTATAGCAACCCCAAACATAAAAAGTTTTAATGTCTTTAAAAGTTGGATAAATCATCTTCATTATTTAAACGTCCCCCTCAGTACTTGTTTTGTTAGTTTTCAGTTCAGTCAACTGTTGTGTTAACATAGCGTTTTGTTGAGCTAATTCCATTGTTAATACGTTTACTTGTGCCACCTGCATTTGCATACTCGCAACCATTCCGCGAAGTTCCTCATCACTTAAATCTGACGCACTTTGTTGGTTTGATGCATTCGGTACGTCTTCTTTTTCGAAATTGCTATTGTATTTAATTTCGCCGTTAGTGAAAACAAACTTTCTAGGTTCGAACTCTTCTTTAAATTTAATAGGCACATTGTTATCATCTACATCTAAACTATTGCGTAAACCGCCAGTATTAACGAATCCGATAACTTCGTTTTTATCGTTTACTGTGATTTTCATTATTTCCACCCCATAATTTTAGTTATAGTAACTTTGTTGGCATTCGCTCCAGAACCTGATGTTTTACCTAAATCAAAGTACACATCGTTATCTATTCTTAAAGTAGTGCTACTTGTTTTGGATAGTAAGCACTCATAAATACCGCCACCGTTGCCGTCTGAGTCAACTACATTCGCTTTACTCAATTGAATCGCGTTAGGTAATGCAGTTAGTCCGAATCCCTCAATAACGCCACCTGGATAAGTTCCACTTACCAACAAAATAGAATAGTTTGTGTACGGTTCAGTTAGATTGATTGTTGTACCTACACCATTTGCGCCACCGTCGAACAATACCGTTGATTTATGTTCATTAGGAACTGTCCACTGTTGCTCAAGTCTGCCGTTTGTGATTGATCGTGTGTAAATCTTTTTAGAGTTATAAGGTGTGAAGTTAAATAGCTTGTTTGTATCATCTTTAACGAATACCGATAAATAACCCTCATAACTTTCAACGCTACCTGGTAAATCAGGCACACTTGTTACGTAATAATTCCCAGCGCCCAATGCTTCTAAATTACCTTTGGCGTTATATAAGTTCTTTTGGATTGATTGACCGTTATGTTCTGTTAACTTATGTTGTTGCCAACTTATACTTTGTAACTTACCATCTACATACTGTTTAGCTTGATTCAGTGTGTTGTTAGATATTTCTTCAACAAATTGCTTAGTTAAGTTTCCATCATTCTTTTTATAAAACGGGTACCACGTGCCGTAGATTTTGTATTTTGTGTACTCATCGTTTGAATCATCTGGGTACCATGTTGCACGAGCGGTATTATTATCAACAACATAAACAACTAACACACCAGATTTGCTTGATGTATAAGTTGATTCATCGAACGAAGAACCGTCATCAACACCATCTTGTCCGGGCTTCTCTAACGTGCCTATATCCGCCTTTTCTGGCGCATCTTTTGCATTAGTAATATGAATAATCATAGATGAGTTAGCGTGTCTTAAAACAGCTTCTATTGACTGTTCAGATGATTCGATCGCTTTACCGTAATCATCAGTAAGTTTAGACTTTTGCCAATTTGTTGTTGAATTACCTTTAACAAGGTCAGCGCCATTGATTTGTTGTTCAACTTCGTTAACACGTTCAAAAATCGCTTGCTCTTTATCAACAATTTTCTGGAACTCGCTATTTATATATTGAACGGCTTTGTCTTGTGTTGTTGTAATCATCTGTACCGCTTCATTTTGTTTGATTTCTAATCTTTGAATACCTTGATTAATACGACTATCAATTTCAGTAACCAACGATTTTGTCTCACTCAAACTTTTCTTTAAGTCCTCAACTTCTTCTTTAACACTTTCTGTTAAGTCCTGAATTGATTTGATATAAACTAGCTTTGTTTTACCGTCAAAATTACTAATTAGATCATTCTGGATATTGAAGTTAAATTGACGCTCTACAATTACGTTATTGCTACCGTTTTGAGTAAAATATGCTTGCGCATGTACTCGACCAGTGTATTTTAAGAACTCGTTTGGGATAACGTATTGCATTCGTCCATTAATTGCATCAACAATTGTAAGTTCATCACTAATATAAGCGCCGTGTTCATCGTCGAAGTTATCCGTCTTAAGCACAATACTAGTCATCGCATTATGTTTGCTGATTGATAACGGCTTATTATTCTTAGTTACTGCAAAATTTAAAACACCAGTTCCTCTATCTGATTCATAGAAACTGATGTTTGTGTCAATAACCGGATTATATTGTGATGTTGTTTGTAACTCGATTAAGTTATCATCTTTCGAAAAATTATCTACTACCATTATTCAACCACCTTTCCTTCGAATAAACTCCATTTACCAACGCCACCAGTACCAAAGTTTCTAACTAAAAATTGATGTGCAGACGGGAAGTTATTACGTCTTAATACTTGTGTTGTATTACCTGGTGTATTCGATTTCACTTCTAATATCCAACCTGCAATACCTTTAAAGTCTTTAGGAAAATCAGTAAATCGGTTTGATTCTTCAGTAGTGATATAGAAATCTAAACCAACGATTTTTAAATCTGATAATTTTGTAATACTCTTAGGGATATGTTCCCAATAACCGGCGTTTTGCGGGCAGAAATTCCATGCTCCGTTGTTTTTCTTATTGAAAATGTCAATGACACGTTCGAATTTAAGCATATTTCTACCTGTGCTGTTTCTGGTAAGTACTTGTCTTAGAGCACCATTATAGTGTCCAGGCAGTACATCAAAGAACCAACCTGCATCTCTAAACGCTTTCGGTAACGGGAAATCTAACGCATTTTGTGTGTCTTGCGTATAGATATAGTAATGACCAACTTCCGTAATATCACTTAGATATGCTGGGTTCTGTATTGGTAACGGTTTAACACGTCCGCCTGAATCAGTCATCGATACTTGAGGTGCAATGTTTTTTAAGAATTGGTTAACACCTCTTTGGCCGATGGAATAAATTGAGTGATGCCTGTTGTTACCAGGTCCAATAGTTACCCCTATTAAAAGCGCTTTGCGTCCTGTTTCTAGATCGTAATACATATCTAGACCCTCAGCTTCTTGGAAGTCTCCTTTAAAGTTATTATTCACACCGCCAATATCGATACGTCGTTTAAATAACAATTCTTTTGTTTTTATATCGAAACCTTGTAAGTAGTTAGGGTTGGCTGTATTCGAATCACCTGTATACCAATATAAGATACCTGCATCATAAGTGATACCTTGCATAGGTTGTGTATCTGAAGTGTATTCCATAGGTATATCCATTTGATACAATACTTTGTCTATACCTTTATCAATATCGTCAGCACTTCTAACCTCAACAAAGTTCAACGAATTCTTAAGTTGTCTTTCAGTGGGTTTATATTCACGTCTAAAAATCATTAAATTTTCTACCGGATTATAAATCGCTGACGTATATCTGTCGTTAAATATATTCGGCATGACATCTTGCATTTCATTACCATAAGTTATTTCTCCAGTTCTATATTGGAAACGTACAAACTTGTTGTTTTTGTTACTGTCCAATACAGCTGAATAAATCCACAACTCATTGCCGATATATCTATAGGCATTGTGTGTGCCGTGACCGCCATTTTTAACAAGCAATCTATCAATAAATTGTCCGTTGGGCTTCAATCTAGATAACATGTAATGATTACCTGGACGAGCTTGCGTCATATAAATAATTTTCGTTCTAGGGTCTACCCAAAATGATTGCATTACTGCGTTAGTATATGGCGATAAATCTGTGATGAATTCCGGTTCTTGCTCTTTTGGTTCGAATCGGTATTCTGTAGCTCGATATTCTTTATAGTTTTCATCTACAGCTTTCTCAACCTTTTTAGTGAAAGCATCTAGTGTTGAATAATCATGATACAAACGATCTTGCAATGTCTTATGATCATAACCAGTATTATCAACACGCGCGTCTTTTACTTCGTTGATACCGTCGCCGTTATGACCTAGTACCATATTGCTGAAACGGCCGTTTAGATACGTTAAAAAATCAGAGACGCTACTTGTGACATTTAAATGCTCATACTTTATTTGCTCTCCATTATGTGCAAATACCTCTTTATTTCTATGGTATTCAAGAGAGAAATTAAAATCAGTCAGCATGTCTGAAATAAGCTTGAAATTATACTCATTTTCATCTACATATCTGTAATCGAAAACTCTACTTAAGTCTGTAATTAATTTGTTATCCATGTCTTCCTCCTTTTCTATCCGTAAAACTGGTAATAATTTTTAATAAGTTCGTACATAATAACTTCATGACCCCTCTCGTTCGGATGCAATCCGTCTGGCATACTTGATTTTCTGAACGCTGGATTATATGGTTTAAAATAATCTGTATGATAGGCATCATATACTGGTACATCCAATTCACTACAAGCCAATATCTGAGCATTGACATAATCCTCTAAAGTTAACCCTAGTTTGTTTTTGTCCGTATCTTTACGGCGTATCGTTGTACCACTCATAGGGCATTGCCTAGTAGCTGTCATTACAAGTATTTTTGAAGCTGGATTATTTTTCCTGATAACTTCAATTGCAGAACAAAAGGCGCCGTAAAACGTTTTAGTGTCGGTTTTATCAGTGCCTATCGGTACGCCTGCCCAATAACCATGTAACCAGTCATCATCTGTACCTTGTAATATGATTAGGTCTCCTCTTATTTGCTCTGCTTGTCTATAAATGCTGTTTTCTACCGCTTCTTTACCTATTGGAACTGTTGCCATTGTTGCGCCACCTCTTGCAAGGTTGGTCGTTTTAGCTTTTAACTTCTTGCCTAACATTTCTGTGAAATTAGTTTTCGCATGTGATCCTCTAGCTACAGAATCGCCAATCGTTCCAATTGTTTTTACATCTTTAATGTTTGATTTATCTATAAAATCATGAACGATAGTGCCGTCAGATGTAGTCACAGTTTTAGAGCTTACCTTCTGTTGTTTATCTTCAATCAAATCAGTTCTACTCATCAAATCGAGTGTTGATTTAGCTATTGACGCTACTTTAGACTTCAAGTTTTCTGCCGCTTTACTAGGATTAGAAAGGTTAACATCATTTAATCCAGAAACATAGTTAGCTGCAGTATTAACTTTTTTCATATATCGTTGTTCTCGATTAAACTCACCAAGCGTTACATCTTGCTTAACAATTACATTGTTTATACCCCTAATCGTTTTAACTTGTACTATACGGACTAAATCATTCAAACCTAGTTTGGTAGATTTTATTTGTACTATGTCTCCGGGTTGTGGGTCTGCTTCTGGATATGATTCTCTTAACACCAAAAAGTCCAAAGACAAAGATTGTTTTAACGACTTTTTCAATCTCGATTGTAATTCTTTATCCATAGTTTCTTGGTCAGTCACTTTACCATCTTTAAATGGTTCTGCGTGGATGTCGCCGTATATTTCAGCTAATGCACTTCTAGCTTCCATTACGAGCCCAGCGTGTTCGAATGTTTCTTCTCCTGAATAATTACCATATCCTCTAATGAAGGTGGCGAAATCACTTGCATCTTCCTCGAGTTTTATAGCGTTGGCGTTGACTTCGTCAGAAATAAAATAAGACGCTTTTTGATTTGCAAAAGGCGTCAATACAAACTTATATCTGTCTTTCTTTTTGTCATACGTTATTTTATATTCTAAACCGAAATGTTCTAATCCCTTTTTAAACATTTCTAACCTTGTGTCGCCTTCACCACCATTTTCAAACTTCGAAGACTTAACCTTACCTTCGACTTCAAAAAGCATTCCAGTACCTTGAAACACAATGTTAAAATATCTTTCTACTGTAAAAGATCCTGTTACATTAACATAAATCCTATCAATCATTAACTTGTCTATAGGAATCTCTCTAGCAGTACATTCAACCAGTTGTCTGTCGCCTTCTGATTTCCTATCAATGACAGTTATTACATATTCTTTCTTGTCGTTTTCACCTTCGACATGACTAACAATCCATCTTTTCCCTATAGCGTTAATAACTTCATAAGTATATTTATTTTCTAGAATATCAAAAGTTAATACACCGTCAGCATTAACTTTTTTTACTAAAGTTGTTTCTACTGGTACAGGTGCGCCATTACCTTTAGGTGGTTTAATAGTTATTGTCATTCTGACACCTACTTATAATAAAATTTCAAATCAAACTGAACTTTTTGTACCGTTTGATTAAACTCAAATTTATTAGCTCCGTATTTAAATTTTGGTTGGGCTATATTCGTTTCGGTACTTATTTCAACACCGTTTTTATAAACTCTGAAGCTATCATAAACAATTCTGTCTCCAGCTTTTAGTTTGATCCCTTCGATTTTCATTATTTCAGCATGCGTTAAATTCCATACAAACGATTCTGTATCTTCCCCTAAAATAATTGTTATCTTTTTATACATGTTGAATTGGTCGTTAGGAGCACTACCATGATAGTAAACTGTACCTTTGCTCAAATTTTCAAATGTATACTTTCTTTTGTCTCCGCCTGCATGCCAATCAATATTAAAATCAAACGACCACAATCCAACCTTTTTGTTTTCTTCTAACTCTAGGCTTGTTCCAATACTTTCACCGTATGGTAATTCTGTAGTTTCGAATTTTAGTTCAAAAGAAACTTTATTACCTTTTTGTTTAGGGTTTATAACTCCGTTAAAAATAACTTTATACTGTTTACCATTTACATAAATTTGTTGATCGTGTCTTGAATATTCATAATCCGGGAAGTTGTTTTTATCTAATTTCACGTAATCATCAGAAGTTGGTTGAGTAAACCTGTAATTCAACTCTTCTTTTCTTCTTATTTCTCGTAAATACATAGGTTCTATGTCTGTCGTTAACGAATACAACATATCTCGCATATAAGCAATGTCTGAACGATTTTTAACTTTACAAAAACAAGGAACAACTATATCTCTACTGATATAATTACTCCCCATTAATATACGACCGTTCATATTTTCTTTGTCTTGATACTTTGTGTTGATTTGCATGCTATCAATTACTATATCGTTAACGATAAACCCGTATTCACTTAATTTGATTACAGTACCATCTTTTTTTGTTAATTCTATGTCCATTTGTAACCTCCTTTATAAGTAATACTCAGAATTGCGTTTAGCATTTCTGCCGTTAACAATACTAGTAAGCGCATCGTTATTAACATCGAATTCAACTTTAACAGTTTTCATGTTCGGTGATGTTTCAATAGAATGTGTGTGTTGTACTTGCGCATTTATATTTCCACCTAAATTACTTAAGTTTCCTGTAATACTAGAAATGTCAGGTGCGTTTAATGTAGGTTGAAATGCATCAACTACTTTATCTGCAACATTAGAAACATTACGGATAACTTTACTTGAATGATTATCTATACCTTTAACGAAACCTAGCATTGAATACATACCAACATCCATGAATTCACGTGAAGGTGAGTGAATACCTAGCGCTCTTTTGGCTGCATTTAAAGCACCTTTTGCTACACTAGCTGCTTTTTCAGCTAAGTCTCTAGCCATATTACCAATACCTCTCATCAAACCACGGATCATATCAGCACCTGCTGATACAAAGTCATCCACAAAGCTTTTAACTTTATTTACTGCATTTGTCATACCTTGACTAACTTTGTTTACAACATTAACGAATCCTTGAACAACTCTATTAACAAAGTTAATTAGCGTACTTGTTATAGTAGATACCCATTGCATACCTTTAGTGACAATGAAGTTCCAAGCTTGAGACATTTTGTCTGATATAGTTGATACAACTTGTGTGAATATGCTTACAACTTTATTCCAAATTGTCGTTAATATACTAGATAAGAAACTCCAAATCGTATTCCATATATTAGAAATAAAACTCCATGCCGCTTGTAACGCAGTAGATATAGCTGTAGTGATAGCGTTCCAAACCTTAGTTGCCACAGTAACTATAGTGTTCCACAACGTTTGTAAGAACGTCCAAATAGCATTCCAAATTGTCATTGCGATAGTCATGATTGTTGTAAACACAGTAGTTATTACAGTGACTAACAAATTCCAAATCGTAGTAGCGATTGTAATTATCGTGTTCCAGATTGTACTTAAGAATGTCCAAATAGCTGTCCATATCGTCATAACTATTGTCATTATCGTCGTGAAAACAGTTGTGATGATTGTAACTAAAAGGTTCCATACCGTTGTTGCAATAGCGATAATTCCATTCCATAACACTTGTAAATAAGCGACTATTTGATTCCAAACAATCATTATAAAATTGTATACATTAGTTACTGCTGTAGTGATAGCTTTTAAAATAGCATTCCATACAACCGAAGCTACAGTTTTCAACACATTCCAAACTGTAACCATAAATGTTTTTATCGCATTCCAAGCATTTATAATAAAGTTTCTGAATCCTTCATTTTTATTCCACAATAAAACAAATATAGCTATTAATGCAGCGATTACACCAATAACTATCGTTATTGGACCACCTAAAATACCAAACACAGTTACAAGTCCTGTGATAGCATTTCTAATTAATCCAATCTTACCGAATAACAATTGGAATATAACTGATATAATTTTTAATGGTCCTTTCAATAACATGAACGCACCTTTTAAAATTGTTAATCCCGCTCTTAATAAACCGAACTTACTTACTAATGCAATGATTCTACCTATTAATCCGCCGCCCATAAAGTTTGATACCGCTAAAATAATTGGTATTAAAAATCTAAATGCACCAACTAAAGTTATAATGACACCAACTAATTGTGCTGTAGCCGGATGCGCCTCAAACAAGTTAGCTATCCAACCAGTTATTGCTACTGCAACGCGTAATACTGCACTAGCTATAGGAGCCATCGCTGTTGCGAATGCAACTAACCCTCTTGCGATGTTTCCAATCAATTGCATTATTAGTGGTCCATTTGTTTGTATATAACTGACAAAGTCTTTAAACCCTTGAGATTGTCCTACTTGTTCAGACCATTCTCTAAACTTAGCCGTCATCTGTTCGAGAGACTGGAAGATTCCAGTTGATGACCCACTAAATGCATTCATCAAATTGTTAATTCCAGCAAAAACATTTTTAAAAATATTGCCAATGATAGGTAAATTTGTTTTTGTGTATTCAATAAAACGAGTTATCGAATTTTCTCCAGCTGCACTATTAGCCCAATTAGAGAACGATTGACCTAATCTGTCTAACCAATCAGCCGACCATTGAAACAGTGGTGCTAATTGCGTGAATACATTGACTAATCCGTCACCAAAACCGCCTGCAGCACTTAATAGCTTGTTAAATACCGAAACACCCGTTTTATTCATCATATTAAAGAATCTTGAAGCTACACTGCTATTTTCAGCCCATTTAAGCACGCTTTGAGACGCTTCTTCCATTCCTCTTGAAATACCACTAAAAAATGGTTGTAAACTCTGCATTGCTGTTTTAACAGTATTTAAACCATTTGCAAGAGTTGTGAAGATAGCGGATTGATTTTGCTTTATAATATCAGTCCATGCTGACTTTACGCCATCTAAAGCTTTTTTGTATTCGTTTGTTGCTGAGCTAGCTTGTAAAGTGCCGTCACTAAGCATTTTTATAGCGCTGATAGCCATTGCGCCAAATGCTACAAAGCCAGCACCAGCTATTGCTACAGCACCACCTAAAGCAAGTACACCGCCAGTTAACACTTTGATAGCGTTTAATAGCGCAAATACTACAGGTACTACGCTCGCTATTACAGGTATTAAGATACTAAAAGATGATGTAAGTAATCCACCAACCATATTAGAACCTACAGTGCCGAACACGCGAAACATATTAGCTAAATTCCCCATTTGTCTTTGGAAATTGTCGTTTACTTTTATTATGTAGGCATAAGCTTTCTTTAAACCGTTAGTATCGACATCTACCTTCGTTGTTTTTTTGTTTGGCAATGCGTCTAATGATTTTTTAAACGCATAAATAGTTGGTATAGAAAGTCCTGTATCTACATCTAGTCGAGATCTAGTTTTGTTTGGAATACTTTTAAGTTCTTCTTTAGTGCGTTTTATTTTAGAGTTAGCAACACCATTGTCCACGTCTATAATAGCTTTGGCTTTAGACCTATTTAATGCTTCAAGACTAGCTTTAGATACTTTTAACACTCGATTGAATTTACTGTTATCTGCATTGACGTCAATATTGACACGTTTCTTTTCCAGTTCGGATAACTTAGCTTCTGCTTCAGCGATATCTTTAGTCAATTTTTGTTTTTGTAATTTAATCTCTGGAGTAACTTCTTTAGAGTTTAGTTTGTCTAGTTCAAAATTCGATTCTAGTACCTTTTGTTGCAAGTCTTGTATACTAGCATCTAATTTAGCTTTTACTTTTTTGTTACTAAAGGCATCTAAAGACTTTTTAGCAACTTTGATAGTTTTTTGTAATTTTTTATCATCAGCATTTAATTCGACATCTTTAGTTTGATCTGCTACTCGTTTAAATCTTTGCACAGACTTAACCGCACTATCGATTTGCCTTTTGAATTTGGCTACACTAGCTTCAATAGTCGCTTTAATTTTATATTCCGTCACATTAACACCTCTCTTTCTATTGCTTGTTAAATTCTGCTATAACTTTAAAGAATTCATTATTTTGTGGTTCGTATTCATCACGTTCGCTACTAAATCTTATATCTTTACCTTCGTTAAGCCGTTGGATATTTTCTTCATAAGGCAATACGTCGTTTGCGTTGTTAAAAACATATTCCTCTTTAGGTTTATTTTCTGTCCCAACATTTTTAGTAGCTGCAGCATCACGAATAGCAAACGCAAGTTTGTAACGTTCGAATTCTTGGGTTAGCATTTCATACTCTTTCGCATACATTCGATAGTTATATTCTGTTAATGTCATTTGCTCAATAACATTTAAATCTGTAATACCAAGTGTTGACATACAAGTGATAACGATTCTGTCGTAAGTTATTACGCTTCCGCTGGTTTCTCTTCCGCTTCCACTACTTCTACTAGGTTTCGGGTCATAGGTCGCTTTCCCAACTCCGTTAAAATATCTGAACCGAATTCTTCTAGTCCGATATTTTCTGCGATTTCATCTAGCGCTTCATCAATGTTATTAATAGTAATTGCTTGTTTTTTTAAGTGAGATGTAGCTGCAATTAAAACTTCGCCAATCACAACAGGATTTCCACTTTCTAAACCTACAGGCAACATTGATACACCTTGACCGATAGAAGCTTGTTCAACTTTTAAACCTAATCGGTTATCGATTTCTCTTAAAAATTTAAAACCAAAACTTAACTCTAATGACTTTCCATTAATTTCTACATTCATAATTTAAAATCTCCATTCATGATTAATTTAAACAAAAATAAAAAGGGCGTTAAGCCCTATTTTTATACCTCTCCTGGTGTAACCGATGATGAATCTACTTTAGGTTGTGGAATTGCGGTTAATTCTTCGCTAGTTAACGCATCTGCTTTTGTAGTGTCATGGAATCTGTATCCAGTCGCCTTAAGTTTCTTTGTTACAGCCTCAGGTAGTGTTGCAAATCCACGTTGGAAACGACCATTCACTCCATATTCATATTCATATTCATCAATACCGTTAGCTTCTGCTTTTAATTCAAATTTATTGTGGAAACCTTGGAAATATTTCGCTTTAAATTTAGTAGCATCTCCATTTTTGCCTGGTATTCTACTTTCAACTTCCCAAGCCTCATACAATACGCGATCTACAACTGCATCTTCAATTTCATCTGCAAAATCGTCACCATAAAACATTTTAGCAGTACCAGACATTGTTGATTCAACTGAACCACCAGTGTTATAAGACCCATCCATCGTATCCTCTGTATCTGTATCAGCTTCATGTGATAAGCCGTATTCAGTTAAAAAAAGCATTTTAGTAGCATCTACTTTTTCGCCAGCTTTTCTAAACAAAATAATACGGTCATTACTATTTTTCATATTCGCCATTCAATATTCCTCCGTTTTTTAAAATGTTTTGTAAGATATCGTTATTGATGTGTGTAGCAATTCTTGATTAGTAGTATCATCGACTAACTGTGCGATGTTAGTATCATCTTCTTCAAAGTCATAATCGTTTGTTTTAACGCTAGGTGTTAAATCATCGATACACCTTTTAACAAGTCCGTCATGATGTCCTAAATCATCGCTTACACTCCAAATATCAATAACTAAATTCGTATCGCCAGAATAACTATCAAACGTGTATTTACTTCTGTTTGACTCCGGCATTTTTATTACAAAAAAAGGATACGGAACCTCTTGTTGCATCTCTTTACGAGAAATAACAGGGAATCCATATCCTTGTAGCGTTTCAAACGCCTTATTATAAAGTTGTAAGTTTGGTGTCATGCTTTTATCTCCTATTCAAACAACGCTTTCAACTCTTCTACAGTCGATTTTCTTATTACCTCATATACTGGCCACATAAAAGGTTCTGCCTCCATGTATCGAGTACCAAACTCTAAGAAACCACTATAAGCTGCATGCGATGTGATAGTGTATTGCAAATCGCCAGTTTTTTTATATCTGATATTGCGTGATAAATTACCAGTCCAATAACCCTTATTCATTACTTCTCTAGCTTTCAATTTAGCTCGTACTACATATTCTTTGGCGTTTTCCTGTAAAATATCATCTACATCATCATCAATGTTGGTTTTCATATCGTGAAATTGGTTTAACAGTGCGTCTAATCCATCTATATTCATCAATTGACCTCTTCGATATAATATGACGTTTCGTGTCTGTATATCCTTGTATCAATTATCTTGTAGCGAATACCATTAATTAACACGTGGCTAACAGGGTAAGATATTGATTCTTTTATCCTCAGGACACTTACATCGTTTTTTACATCGCCAAATTCAAGTTGCTTTCTTGCTCTAGAAACAGGATTAATATTGCATGGTATCGCATCATAAGTGATTAGTGTGTTTTCTTTTTTGCTAGTTTTAGGATTGTAAGTTGCCACTTGTTCTAATTGAAAAACAGCTCTATCTTCATATCTCAAAAGAACACAGCCTTCCCTTTTTTAGTTCTCGTTCTAGCATTAAAGTAATTATCAATAATAGCTTCATACTCCTTAAAATCATTTAATTCATATGAGTTGCTACGTCCATCAACCGCTTCTGATGTCATACCTTCAGCACCAATCCTGTTATATCGTTTAACTGCAACCTCTTTGATCATGTAACTAAATCTTTCGGGTATTTCTTCAACCTCAATTGGTAACATTGATAACAACTGGCTTTCACAACTTTTTATAATTTCCTCTAATTGTTCATCTTGCTTTTCATCTTTAAGACCAATACGTTTTTTTACATCAGCTAGCGTAGTCATATAACCACCTACTCTAGCGACTCAAAAGTGTTGATAATTTCAGCTTTTGTTTGTTTTTCATCAACTTGTAAGCCAGCAACACTTGCTATTTCGACAAGTTCTTTTTTGGTTAATTTGTCATTTACAATGTAAATCATTTGTTCGTTGCGTTTATTTTCAACACTAGCTAAAGCTTTGATACGTTCATCTGTAGGATCATAACCTTTGCGAGGGTAGACATGCCCTTTCATATAGACATGTCTGTTATCTTCTAAATCTGTAAAATCTACTTTAACAATTCCAATGATTTCGGGCATGTTACCACTCCTAATTATTTATTAAACTTCTCCTGGAACTGAATCTGTTCTTTTGTCAGCAGGAACTAACTTAGCAAACGCTTTATCATCAGCGATATGCAATGCTACATGCATAGTTGCACGTAATGCCACCATGTCTTGTTCAAACAAGTTTACAGGTGTGCCATCTTCGTTTTTAACTGTAGATAATTGTGCGGTTTCATCGATTTTGTATTCGATTAATTGAGGGATACCATAAATCAATTTGTCGAAGTCACCAGTGATTAATTCACCACGTTTTAAGTTACTTGATTTAAGATTAACCACAGGTAGACCGTCTAACGAATCACTGTTACGGTCATAAATATGTTCTTTCGTTTCAGGATCTACAATTTTACGTAACAAGCTTCTGTTTTGTGTTTTTGAGATAAACGCATTTGCTTCTAATTCGTCATCTTCAAGTAATGCCTCTAAATCAATAATGTTATCTTGTGTGAAGTCACCTTTAATAACCTTATTAGTTTTTTCAATTGATTGCGCAATTGATTTACCGAATGGATTGTTACCTTGATTCAAAATACCTGCCTCGTCAAACTTTTTATAGAAAGCTTCAGCAATCATAGGTTTCATTTCTTCAAAGAACTGTGAATAAGTGTAATTCAAGAATTCTTTTGTTACAGGTAAGATAACCCCTAATTTAAACGCTCTCATTGTAGCATTAACCCAAGTAGCCTTAGACGTTTCAATTTTTTGACCTTCACCTACCCAGTAAGCACCTGGTTTATCAGCCCAAAAAGTAAACTTCTTCTCAGTACCTTCCATTGGTTCGTACTTACCTAATTGCATAATTTTAGAGTTTTCCATAACCTCTTGTAAGATGGGCGTTGTGAATTCATTCATCAACGTGCCATCTTTCTTTTCGTGCATCATTACATTATCAGGGTTAAATACTTGCGGTTTAACATTGTTACTCGCAAAATGTTGCAAATTTAATTTTAATTTTTGTGTTTGTTCCATTTAAATGCCTCCGTTAATTTTTAATAATTCTTTTTTGTCTAGCTATTTCAGCTAAGTTTTGTGGTTTGTTTTTAGATGAGTGATTAAATGAATCTCCACCAGTCAATGGCGATTGTCTAGCGTTAACCTTAACCGCTTCATTAACCGCTTTTTTTACTGCATTAGAAAAAGCTTCAACATTCAATTTAGTTTGTTCAGCAGTATCTGTTACAACTAAATTAACAACCTCGTCTGATGAATCAACTTCTGCTTCGCTTAACATTTTCCTTGCTTCTGAACGCATTTCATTTAATTGTTTTTCTGAGCGTAATTGCTCCAGCTCTTTTTCCAATTGTTTGCGTTCATATTCATCTTTTTGATCCTTGTTCATTTTCGCTAATTTAGCAGCTTCTTTAGCGGCTTCTTCTGCTTTTTCTTTTGCATACTCATCAGCTTTTTTCTTTTCGTGGGCTACACGACGTTCAAGTATTTCATCAACTTTCTTTTGTTGCTCTGGCGTGAAAGTTATTTCAGTACCTTCGTCATATTCTTTCTTATCAGGATTTCCTTTTTTACCATCTCCGCCTGGTTCGTCCGGATCATCTGATTGGTCTGCAAAAAATTGCAAATTAAACTTAAGTTTATTTTCTTCCATGAGATATACCTCCATTTATAGTCTGTCGACCGTTTTTCCATGCGTGCTTTTTATGTCATCAGCACGTTTTGGACATAAAAAATAGCCAACACAATTAAGTGCTAGCTATTAAAAGAGTGGTTCGTTATATTTCGGTTTTTCTTTATTGGCTAATACTGCCGACCTTACGCTGTCTAAGTTTGCATCAATAATAACTGTTTCGTTTCGCTTTTGTAACTCTTTACGTATACCTTTTAACTCTCTTGCTATGTCTCTAAGGTATTTGTCAGTATTGCTCATACCAATATCCTCCAAACACTTAATTTACTATCATACAATGCTAACTTGCCTTTAAAAACTTTTACTTTTAAATCAATCATCGCTTTTCACTTTTCCTCCGAAGTATTTTGTTTTTCGTTTCTTGTTTGGTTTTTTCGGCCACATAGATTTAGGTAGTAATGCACAATCTGAACGACAATTGATATGCATAGGGTAGAAATTAACACCAATTTTAGCGTCTTTAACTTTGAATATTTCTCCATTAAGCCCCTTGCATACTTTAGTTGTTCTACTATCAATTTTTGCAATATACATATAATATCCTTCCGGTGAAATTTCTTTCATGCTGTCAATGCTTGATTGTGCGTGAACACGTGCCGATTCCGTATAAAGCAATGATTTAATTGCTGCGGTCTTTTGTCGTGCTGTGCCTTCGAATTTATTTAAGTGCTTGCGCATATCTTTAACATATTCATTAGGATGTCGACCTCTAATAACTACATTAGCAATTATTTCTTCTACTTCTTGTTTCATTGCTTCGGTATTAGTCCATAATCGCTCTGACCAAACGACACCATGAAATTGTGTATCAACGATTGTATCTATAACTTCTTTAGCTACTTGTACACCTTCACCTAAAATACCCGCTTGATCACTGAACACACGATAAGCTGTTGATTCGAAATATTCCCTCATCGATAATTCTGTTTGAGCTGTTGCATAAGCAATTAAGAATTCTATTTGAATCTTTAACATCTGTTCTCTAGATACATACATCTTAGTGTTATACTTCTTTAATTCTTCATTTGCTCTATCGCTAAAGTCCTTGTTTTCGACCAATCTTTTTGCTTCTTCTTGAAACGCTTTTACATCGAACTCATCAATAATCTTTTGTGCTTCTTGTAATGTAACGCCTGCAAAATCTCCGTACTTAACAATAAACGCATTGATCTCTTTTTCAATGCGCTTAATCATCATATTCAATATACGTTCTATTTCTTCAGCTTTAGTTTTATCACGCTTCAACTCATTCTCGATTGCTTTGCGTCCGCGTTCTTCCCAATATTCTTGAGTGTTTTTGTTAGGCAATTACAATCATTCCTTTTTATCAACAGTATCTTTTGTATCATCATCTTGTTCGTCATCATTGATGTCTCTAGGGTCTTTATAAATGCCTTTTTGAGCTTTTTTAATAGATTCTTTCTCATCTTCTTCTATTTTCTTGACTTCTAATTCAGGGTCTTGGAAGAACGAGAATAGAGACATTAAAGTTGTTTGGCTAATCTTCCCGCCAGAATCAATATAAGCTTTTAATTCTTCAATCAATGATTTAGGTAAGTTTCTGTTGTATACGTATCTAACAGTATTGAAATCTTTGTTAGCGTCAATCGACCGTGTATTTTTAAGTATTGTCTCTAACAACTTAGCACGACGTCTTAACCCTTTAGTAAACAATCCTTCTTTAGTTTTAGTACGTTGTTCCAATCCAAATAATTTGTATTTCATTGCCTCGCCCGATTGAGTGCCACTAAAGTTATCATCTTTCATGTTAGGCGTGTTGGTAAACATGTGTATATCACTGTTCAAACGGTCTTTATAAGCTTCGGTACCTTGTACATCGTATTGCTTATAAATATAACCACCGTCAACTGAACCTTCTGTTTCTCTACCTTCGCTATCAGCATAAACAGTCGGTTCTAAAAACAACACGTTAGCTTCCTTTTGTTTTCTAACTTCTACAGGATCTAAATTTAAATTACCTTTAATAAGTAACATAGCGTCATTTAAATCACTCATATAGTTAGCAGTATCTGATTCAGCATTATCATACAAATCAATTAAAGTGATTACTTTCTCGTAATCCCCTTTTCTTCTTTCGTTATTGCTAAATTCTGTAATAGGCATACGTTCGAAAGAGTGTGATTCAAAAACGTTTTCACGTGGTGTGAGCTTCAATCCATTTGTTCTACTGGTAAGATATCTATAAACACCGTGAGAAGTAAATAAATCAACTGTAAACACTTCATCTTCGTCAGTCTTGTCTATTGGTTTAGTTCTTAAATATCTAACGCCTACGATACTATTACGTTCAATTGTATTGTCGTATATGACAAAAGTACTCATTGCATCACTCTTGTATAAACGCGTTTCATCATCTTGGTTTCTAATCATTAATTCATAAGCTTTACCATAAATTGACAAATCTAATCCTAAAGATCTATTGTGCGACTCAACATCATTCAAATCATTGAACGCCTCAATAGCTTCTAATACATCTTTGTCATCATCTTGATATTGAATTGGATTACCTAAGAAATAACCGTTAATAAAATCACTAATATAAGATGCGTAATCATGCGCTACACGGTTATCTGCCATGTACTCTTCTTTGCGTCGTGTTAACTCAACCAGATTCTTAGTTTTACCTTCGTAGTAATCACTCAACACTTTTAATCTAGGTCGTTGGTAATCCATGTGATGTTCAATGTATTTACTTACTTCATTAACGTTTTGTAATAAATCGGATTCCGTCCCGTCATATGTGTAAACAACATTGGCTTCATCATTAAATAAGTAATTTATGTTTCCCCGTAGATCTGTATCTGTTTCAAATTCGTTTACTTTTAACATTTGTTCCCTCCTATAATCCTAGAGATTTAATAGCTTTTGTTTTGCTTTCTATATTCTTTTTGCGTTTTTTACGTACGATATGATATTTCTCAAGACTATAACGTAATGCATCGATAATATGGTTATTAGCATCTATAGGCTTGTTCAACCACTTACCGTCATTATCTTGGTCAAATGTATAAGTGTTGAACTCTTCAATAGCATGTTCACATGATGGATGTATAATAACTTCAAAGCCTTGAATGAATTGAATGCCTGGTAAAATAGTATTAGCGCCTTTCAACGCTTTTCTTATACCTTTAATCCCCTTAGATTTCAATTCACTGATTACTCTATCTCCACCAGCCCCATAATCGGCTGCAATATCTACATCATCTAATCCTTTTTTAATAAGCATTTGTTTTATATCGTCAGTTAACATCGCTTTTTTATAGTATTCATCATAGATGAATATTTTTTTGTTTTTTAAATCTACAACCGTACTAACAACTGTTGTAGGGTCTTGACTAAACCCAAAATCCATTCCGTGAGTTATTTCTTGCGTTCTTTTAAACTCCGCAAACCAATCAAAGTCTTCCACTTTAAAATTATTGAATACAAGCCCCTCTGCAACGCCCCAATCTCCATCACAAACGATTCTTGCACGTCTAGGATTCTTTATATACAAATCTTCATATCGTTCAATATCGACTTTGTCTAGCCATTCATTAACTCTATAAGTTGTTGTATCTGAAAAAGTGTTGTTTAATTTTGTTTCTTCATCAAAAAATGTAGGCTTCAACCAATGTCTTTCCGACCACGGGTTAAAAGTAACTGTGATTTGCTTGAAAAATTCCGGACTATCGTAGCTACCACGTATTGACTCAACAACAGTACTAAACTTAGCGAATGTTTCTATTTGATAAGCCTCTTCAAACCAAGCCCAACACAAAATGCCAGTATCAACAGTAATCGATGTTATTTTCAATGGGTCGTCTAAACCTCTAAACAGTATTTTTTGTCCAGTAGGTTTATACGTTATTTCCGGCAAACTTTCGTTGAATTTAAATAAGTGAGCAACACCCAATTGGTTGGTTGCCCACTTTAAATCTGTATACGTTGATTGTTTGTTAGTGTTGCTAAATCGTCTGACTACAAGTATATTTGCCCAATCATATTTCATTAATCGATAAACAAAATTAATAGCGGTAGTTTTACTTTTCTTGCTACCCCTTGAACCTTTAACGACACGGTAAAAACTTTTATTGTGCCAAAACTTATTGTAGCCACCACCGATTTTATTTTTTAGATCAAGTATTTCATACATGACTAATCATCTTCCGGAATATTATCGACAAACATTGGTATTTTGTAGTCAACTTCTTGTTTGTCTGTAAATAATTTATGGTGTCTACCTAACATCTCTAAAGCTTTGTTTTGGTCACTTATTTTAGGTGACTTAGAAACAAGTTGTATGTGTTCATCGTATACCAATTGCATTTTGCCAGTGTCGGGATTCTCTTTATAGTCTCCAGTTTTTGTTACGACTGCTTCAACTTCTGAGTGTTCTCCTCTAGCTGTTCTAGTTAGTCTATACAACACTTCTTTACCTGACATGATATTCTCATCAAAGAGTTTTGTTTCAACCTCCTTGATATAACTTTGTATTTCAACATTCTTCAACATACGCTGTCCTTGTGAGTACGCCGTCTTTTCGCTATATCCAGCATGCACAGCTGACTTAGTAGCGTTGCCATAACATTCAGTACCGGGTATTGTATATACTTCTGCAAACAAACGTTGCTTTTTAGTTAATTTGTCCATTTCATTTATCACCAACTCTCGCGCTATACGCTTTTTAAAATTAAAAAAGGGATTGGCTATAATCAGCCAACCCACATAGATCCTTTATTCCTAATTGCGATAAGGGAAACGCAGTACGATAGTCAATATCCTACACTATCATAATATCTCATTTAAGGTATCAAAAACTGCCACTTTACTGCCAATTTCAGTCTTCCCCTAACTCTTCCGCCAATCTAGATATGATTTTTCTTTTGATTCTATGAGCAGTTCTATCAGAAATGTGTATGTCAACACAAACTTTCACTAATTCCTTTTTATTAAAATAATACTCTTGAATGAATTCGCGTTCTTTCCTGCTTGATGTGTTGATTATACGTTCAATAGCGCTCTTAAACTCAAGGATTTTACCTCTTCGTATACTACAAAGATAATTAGTTACTGCCATTTCTGTTTTCGATGTATTAGACGGTACAAACTCCCCGCCTATATTTGTATCTGTTGGAATCCACGGTGTCATTATTTCACTTCTTAAATCTTCAAGTTGTTTATGATAATTAGGATAATCACACAACTCATCTTCTAACTTTCGAACTGTTGATAATTTTAATCCGTATTTCTTTTTAGTCATGAATACCCTCCGTACAAATATGTTTAATCTTCAAAGTGTCTCAATCTACTTCTTAATATCTCTATCTCTCGCTCTTTAACTTTCACATCACCTTTTAACTGTTCCGCTTGCAACATCACACCAAACAATAAGATGACTAGTAATATAATTGCTATGATCAACCACATCATCTATTCAACCACCTCTAAATTCGGTTTATATTTTAATACACGACCACGCATAAATTCAGCATCTATTTTAGCTGAAAATAAATTGTCATATGATTTAGCTTCAAAAACATTACTAGTTGTAATAAGCGTTGTCCTTTCCGCAAACGACGATGTATATTTTTCTTGTAAATACACACCGTTTTTTAACTCAACGATATATTCGATTGGTCTGTTTTCTTTCTTATAATTTTCCAATAATTTTTCATTCTTTTTTATGTCACGCTGTAATTCATCAACTTCCTCGCTCACTTCTTCAATTCGTCTATATATCACATATGCACATGCAATGAATATAACAATGTAAGCAGAAAAAAATACCCATTCCATCTACTCTGACACCTCCGCCCTCATCAAATCTGACTGATCACTCAACTTTGCGAAGTCACTCGGCACCTCTACATCATTATTAGCCGTCATCATAATATATACTTGCTCAGTTACATACTTACCTAGCTCATACATCGCTAGTAAGAATAATAGTCTTAGTATTTGCTTAATCATTTTTTATCTACCTTCTTTACTTCGTATAAGACCGGATATAAATTTAAAAAGTGTATTCTATATCCAATCGTCTTAACTTCTACTTTATCTCCAATTTTTAATTTAGCTTGTATATCTGCACTATCAAATTTCTTTTTGAGTAATAAGTCGGAGTTTTCAATGACTTGTTTGTTGTCTAATACAATATAGAACTTGTCTTCTTTATCTTGTCTCTTATTATATTTATCTGTAATTGTCCCTTGATGTACTTCTTTGTTTTGGTAACTAGCCACTGCATAGATAGGCGATACGACAACAAGCATCAGTGCGATTACGCCGAATAATCGCAGTATTCCAGCAATAAAGATATCGAACCAATCCATATTTTTAAGTTTTTTAATCATTTCCCACGCTCCCTTATATTTTCAAACAACTGACCTAATTTAATAACTGCACCTCTTTTAACTTGTGCCTCGTACTTCTCTTTCGCTTCTTCTTTACTCTCCGCCTCAACAACTGTAAACCTTTGATTGCTCTTAGCTTTAGTTATGTGTGTATGTTTACGTCCTGTTGAATCTTTGAATGTTGTGACTAAGTATTGTGTCACTTCCCCAAAACCTCCTTGACTCGATCTAAGATGTCTTTACACGTATCCTTTTCCTGCGTCTGCTGTTCCATCTTGTCTTTCGTGGTTCCTTTTCATTTTCTTTTTGTATGCGTCAATGAGTTGGTCGATTGAATAGTATTGAACTGCTAAACCAAAAGGTAGCGCTAACGTATAAGCTCTTGATGTAGTATCGCTACGCAACACTGTATCGCCAATACCTGCAATCATAATTTTCGTTATTTTGAAATCTGCAAAATCAAATTCACCATGTGGTTTGTTATCTTTCATAATTGCGTCTACGATAGTATTAATTAATATCTCATCAGTCTCTTGTTGGTTTGTAATACTTAACCCGAACGCCAACATGTCAGCTAATTCATCTAACTGAACATCTAACGGCTTACCTGGTTTCTTCTTCCAATTTTTAAACGTTTCCAATGTATTAAACCATTCAAAGAATTCAACTACATATGCAATCTTGCTATCTCCTAAGTTCAGCGTCGGTATTCTATCGTCGAACTCCTTTTGTATTTGTAATAATTCTTGTAACTGATCAGTTGTTAATGTGTTAGTCATTTTCCTGTTCCTCCTCATATTTATAGACAACTTGACTCGTCATAATTCCTATTGCTTCATCAAGATCAATATCTTCTTTGAGTGCATCTTGCATAGCATTAGGTAAACCCTTAAGTATTTCATCAAACGCTTGCGCTTTCTTATACACGTCCTCAATCTCTTTTAGTAATCCCTCTGTGTCATTGCCGTTATACGCACTAGCACTTATAACGGACTGTTCAATTTGTTCGCGGTTATTCATCATTTCCATCTCCTCTAAAATAAAGTTAGTTGCTTCTGCTCCTCGTATTCCAAACCATGTTGCTTTATATATGTTTCGAGCTCTTCTGCTGTATTAAATGTCTTTTTAACGCCTTGCCAACCTGGTACGATATGCCCGTGAAAGTAATAAGTGCCGTTTACTACATGAATATGTGCCACTCGTTCGTTATCCTGATACAGATATCTCTTAGATCCAAAGAATTGATTTAGGTATTCTTTGCGTGCGTTATCTGTCATGATCTACTTCTTAACTTTCACGAATATGTCGTTTTCCATCAGGTAGCACGCATAACGTCCTCTTGGATTTTTCTGTGGTACATTAAACAAATGTGGCTTCTTCTTACGTAGCTCAGCCTCTTTACGTCGTTGCCTAGCTATTTCACGTTCTCTAGCCTCTCGTTGCATAATTCTGGCTAACACGATTTCTTTATACTCAGCTAAGCGCATACCATAAGGTGCATGTAAGGCTTCTAACAACGCCCAGCCACCTCGCACTCTTTTTGCAACCATTCCTGGAGTTAAACCATTCTTTTTTATCAATTCATTTTCATGTTCGGTAAATTTATATGGTTTACCGTTAATCTTTACGATACTCATTTATTCCACCTCTACATTTACATTTCTAATTTTTAAATTGTCATACTCTAGTATTTCGTCTGGATTGTTATATAAGTAATCTGCCAGCGTTTCTTTTTCTTTATCCACATCATCGAAATGATGATATTCAACTTCTGTAGGTATTCTTATATCAATCGTTGCATTTATATATGCTTGTTGTTGCATTAAATCACTTCATTTCTCTTTTTCTTTTACGTCTGACTTTCACTAAGTCCTCATATACCATCCATTCTTGACCTGTGTATTTAGGCGCTTTACATATCCACGTTAAATTCACATCTCTATACTGATATCTGAATATCTTCGCTTTGATGTTGGCAACTTCAGTCGCCTTACCTTTAACGTCTATAACTTCAACCAGTTTCCCTTCCTTCCACAAAGAGAAATCGGCTATATACGTAATCGGTCTTTGCTTCCCAAATTTAGGTTGTAGTTCGAATTTAGGTTGTAGTTCGATACGATCATAGTTAGTGCCATTCATATTACTTTCTAAATATTGGTAATATTCGCACTCTACTTTGCTATCAAATACAATTCCTTTGTACTCAACTTTCTTAGCGTTGTATTTACTCATTGTGCCACCTCTAAATATCAAATATCGTTGCTTGTAAACCTAGTTCTTGCTCATATAAAAGCCCGTGAGCACTTTTGAATCGTTTTAGGTCACTATCAGTCATAATTTTCTTTTCGTCGCTGAAATGGGCTCCTGTGAGCGAATAAACCTCATTTACATTGTCTTTATACTTGATGACCTTAATATCTTCTGTGCCATCTTCTCGGTATAAGTAATATTTTTCTTTCGGCATTTTTAACACTCCTTTATATGTGTTTTCTTCCAGTTGATTTCATTCATAATTTTCTCTTCAACTCTGTCGTAATCATCGAAAGGCGATAACTCGTTATTGTCCAACAATCTATTGACTGCCCAACCAGTCTCGATATATACATTTGCTACAATCGGGTCGTTTTGCTTTGTCTCTTCATACATCGATCTCAATAAGCTTTTGAATTGCATGATATTCATGTGAAAAACCTCTGAGTCTTCTTGTAGTACTCAAATTCAATTACACCAGTTTCGCCGTCTTTATTTTTAGCTATGTTACACTCCACAATCGATTTACCAGTGATACTGTCGTCTTCGTCACGGTTATAATAATCATCACGGTAAAGTAGCATTGCTAAACTCGCATCTGCTTCTATTCCGCCTGATTCTTTCATGTCCGATAGCATTGGTCTTTTATCCTGTCTAGACTCGACACCACGATTCAGTTGTGAAAGTAGTACGATGATTGCGCCCGTCTCGTTAGCGATTATCTTTAAGTCACGTGATATCTTTTCTACTGCTACACGTCTATCAACTTTCGCATCAGTATCCATCAGTTGAAGGTAATCTATAAAAATAACTTGTTGACCGTCTGAATGCCTCATTGCTTGTGCTCGCACGTCTTGCGGTGTGATATTACTTTTATCAGAAATATCAATACCTAATTTCATGATTTTATCCATCGCATTCGTTAACTTTGTTAAATCATCTGGCGTTAAGTTCCTGATTTCTTTTATCTTTGTTAACTCAATACCAGTAATTGTTGATAACATACGTTTCAATACCGATGTGCCGGTTGTTTCGAGACTAAAGAAAGATGTTTTGTATCCATTTTGTGCTATGTTCAGCATCATGTTTAATGCAAAACCTGTCTTACCCACTGAGGGACGCGCTGCGATGACGATTAATTGCGACGGCTCCAATCCCCCTATTTTGTAATCCACGAGCTTATAACCCGTCTTAATTTGCTTCTTAGGGCTATCGCTGTATAACTCTTCGACAAACTCCTCAACAAACTTCTTGGTTCCATCTTCTTTTTTGTTAGTAATCGTTTTTAAATCCTTGAGTTCATCAATCAAGTTGTTAAAGTTTTGGTTCGTAGGTTGTTGTTTGAACTCAGTTACCAATTCGTTAGCTTTGTTGAGTTGATAACTTTCCATTAATTCCTGTTGGTAACGTTCAAAGAAGCCGTATCCAATGAAATCGGAGTTATAAAGTTTAGTTATAGTATCTGCATCTAAAAATTCTTTATCTTTAGTTGCTTTTAAATAGATTTCTTGATGATCTATCTTTCCGACGTCCATTACATAATTGAAAAAGGTTTTAAACTTTTCGTTCGTAAACATGTAATCTTTAACTCTTATCTTTTCTAGTACGTCCGGTTGTTTAAGTAGCGTAGCGATTATTGTGCTTTCAATTTCAAATTGTCCGTAATTCATTCGTTATCGCCCCCAAATTCTGCCAACTTATTCATGAAGTTATCTAGCGCTATTTTTCTTTGTCTGACATATTCGGGGTCATTCTGCATTTTCCATTGGTGTGTAGCGGTTTCGTTATCTATTGGCTCGATAGATACTTTTTTAGGTTCCTTACGCATGATTGCTGGTAAGTTAGGCGGGTACGGGTTGTTACTGTTGATATAAACATCTACCGCTTTTACAGTTGGTTGATAATCTCCATTTTGACTTAATACATCAATCCACATTTCTAACTTTGGTTTATCAAAATCAATGTTGTATACGTACCCAACTTTTTTAATAATTTCTAATGCTTGTTTTTTGCTCATCGGCATTAGCCATCACTCAATTCTTTTTCCATTTGTGCTATGACATCATCAGTAGTTTCTTTTTTAGTGTTACGAGGTTTCAATTTGTTTTCAGCACTTTCTTTATCTGAAACGCCTTCTTTATTCCAGTTCTTTAATACAGTTATTAAGTAATTAAGTCCTTTATTGTTTTCTTTACAGTAATCGGTAGCGACTTTTACTATTTCGAACTGATCTTGTTTAAATGATTTAATTTCGTGTTCTAACTGTTCTGCTTTTAAAGGGTTTTGTATAATTTCTAAATTGGTACTAATATACTTAAATGACTTTGAGACGTCGTCTGTCTCTCTATGTTTGTTAGTCTCTGTGTAGTCTATGGTATTGGTCGTATCATTTTGATACACTCCATCGTCTCTTTTTGATACACTCGTCGTATCATTTTGATACGATGGTCGTATCATACCTTCAATAGTTTGATAATTAATGCTGTACCACTTCGTCTTATCAAATTTAGCTTTGTTATAATTGCCTATGAGCAACAAGTTTTGTTTTTCAAGACTGTATATTGTTCTTTTTATAGTAATCAAAGACCAAAACGGAAATTGTTTTTGCCATTCTGGATAAGAATTGAATATCCAAGTTTTACCATCGTATTTATGTTTTGAGTTGTTTAACCAATAATGAATTTGTTGCAATACTATTGCTTCGTTTAATCCTATTAATTCAGCTAATTTCGGTAAAACTTGTATCGGATAGTCATCTATTAGTAACTTATTCATTTTTCTCTCCTTTCAATATTTTGTTTAATCTTCCATCAACTTTTAGCCACGAGTCATGCAAATGATATTTATCATCAAACGACTTAACGCCAATCGCATGTTGCTCGTTGTGATGTTCGCGACATAACGCTAATACATGTTTGTCATAGTGATTCATCTTGTTTCTGTTCATGCCTCTGCCGACTGCTTCATAATGTGCTAGGTCTGCGTGAGGCTTTCCACAAATTACACAGTTGCGGTTGATTGTAGCCCAATACAATAGTGCTTTATCTTCACTTAACAACTTGCTTGTTTCTATGCTCATAGGTATTTGATGATGAAACATAAACGCTATAATCAGTTCTATTAACTCCCTTGCAACTTTCATAGAACAGTCGCGCAGACTGATTTCTTCATAACCTTTCATAATTTCCAATTCTGTTTGTAATAATTTTCTAATTGATTCCACCGGTTCTCCCCAGTGAAGTTCTATATCTCTACACATTGCGAATATTTTTTTGCGTTGTTCTATAGATAGTTTTTTATTATCCGGAACCTCTACTTCTGCTTTTAGTGGATATCCGTTTTCTAGTAAGTCAATGTGACTTTGTTCAAGTTCAACACCAGTAGCAACGACGGAATAAGTGCCGTCATTGTCTTTCTGGTATCTTGTAATGTATTGCATTTAAACCACACCTTAAAACGCTAAATCTTGGTCGTCATATCCAAATTGGCCACTGCTTTCAAATGGATTGCTTTGTTGAGACATTGATGTTTGTTGTTGTGCCCCGTTATTTTCTTCAGCTTTTTGCTTATCTGTCTTCGGAATAGGTTTGTTAACAACATCATCGCCCTTTTTGTAAGGTTTAATAAATGAAAAATCCGTAAAATACTTACCTTCATCTTCATTGAATTTCCATTTCAATACCAAGTGACAAAACTTACCAATAAGATCATTGGTATCAAAATCTAAGCTAGGAAGATTTAACTTAATACCTAATCGAGTAACTAATTCAATCAATTGTTTTTCTTGGAAATCATATTTATACGGCGGTACAAATTGATTATGTTTATATTGTTTGCCTTCATCATTTTCAAATACGATTGTGAAATATCTATTTTCTCTATCATTGAATTCAATATTTTTAACTTTCACTGTGAATTCTCCAGCTTGAAACCCTGCTGAGCCGTTATAAAACTTTTCTTGATTTGTTTCTTTAGTAAATTGCGCTTGTCCTGTGATTTTCATAATTAAATACCGTCCTTTTTAGTTTTTTTATTAGTTTCCATTTCTGATTGCTTGTACTACGTCGTTAATACTTGGATTAATGAAACGTTTGTTGTTAATTTTAATGTTGCTTGAGTGTCTTATCTTTGTCTCGAATAAGTTTGATGGTTCAGCGTTAAGAACATATTGATAAGCTTTTTCGCCGTCTTGCTCATGTTCTTCTATTGTCATTCTTGCTAATACGTCAGATTGACTGATGACTGCTTTTTTTATTTGATCTTGTGCCTCTATCGTGATTGTTGGATTGATAGTGCTACCCTCGTCATCTTTGTCTTTGTTAATGCCCTCGTGTCCGCTTATAGCAAGATGAAATTGAAAATGTTGTTGTAATTTAGAAATATAACGATAAATACTTACAATGCGTGTAGCACACTCGCCCCAATCATTAAATGTTGGTTTCTTTGATTTTCCGTCCATGATGTCGTCTATAGTGATATCACGTAGCTTTTGGATCGTTTCAATCACTACAACATCAATTTGTTTTCCGTTTTCTCTTAGTTGTTCAATAATTTTAGGCAACATTTTAATCACTGCACTAAAATGCTTGTAATTCTTAATCTGCACAACTGCCCCGTCTTCTGTTACCGTTGTTCCGTCCTCATTTATATCTAGTACTAAGGCGTTGTTATCTTTGGTTAAAAACGTAGTTTTACCAGTCCCGAACTTGCCGTATATCGCAAATTTATAAAACTTGTTTGCATTTTGTTTGCTGATGTCTTTTACACCTAGTTGCGTTAAAATATCGACATCTTGATTAGTTTGTTCAGTCATGTTCTACCTCCTCGTACTCAATCGTTTCTGTCACTGTTTTCTTGATTGCTTTGTGATAATCCATATTGATACTCGCTTCTTCCATACCGTTAAACTCCCTAGCTCTATTTCTATTTGTGGAGTAACTAACATCTGAATTATTATCAGTTGGTTTGTTAGTTATATAAATTGGCATATCCCTATGACGGATGATATAAGTTACAGTCTGATTCATAGCGACCTCCTACCATTTCATGACTAAGTTAATTAGTCTGTCCTGTTCGTCTGCGTTCTCTTCAATCCATTCATCTATTGCTTGGTTGAATAAGTCTGATGCCATATCTAAGTCATTCTCATCTACGACATAAGCATGTTTAATTGGTACGTTGTTCATATCTTTAACTTGTATTGATATGCCCATATGCCCTTTTAAAATGGATAGCTTAAAATCGAATCCGTTAACATGAATATTTTTGCGTATGATATCGCCTATTTCGTAATACATCTTGACTTCCTCCATTTTTCGTTTTATATTGAACATGAATTTTTTCTTAAGTGTTTGATACTGTTACTTGTTGGCGCAAGTAGCAGTTTTTTCATTCTTCATAAAAGTATTCCTTATAGAATATGAATGTTGCGATACTTGCGAATCCTGCAATTGACCATGCTGTAGTGAAGTACAGCAATGGCATAAGAACAATCGCTAAGACTGTGAAGCATAATACTGCTAATAGGTAGCTTTTATAAGTTTTACTCATTTACTTTTTTCAACTCCTCCATTATTCTCTGGTCTGATAAGCCGTGATAAGGGAATTTTTCTCTAGCTAATTGGACTGGTATTCTGCCTCGTATCGCAATGTATCCCTTGTCTTCAAGCTCTTTATTCAGTTCTCTTATTATTTGTCCTGCTTTGGATTTTGAAACAGATAAAATTACCGCAAGTTCTTTAGCTTGCAAACTATTTTTTATCATATCTATTCCTCCTTTTTATTTTTGTGTTGTGTATAATTTAGTTATCTCCTAGTGAAAGGAGGTGGATAATATGTCATATAGTGAATATGAACAGCTTTACTATAAAATTGTTAATGAAGCTGATGAACTATACGGTGGTCAAAGTGAACACTTCAAGAAGAACCTTCAAAAACTTACAGAGAATGCTGATGAAGGTGTTTCCAGTGAAAAGATTTACTCTACCGCTTTACATGAATCACTTGAGTACCAACGAAACTTCATCTTCTTAGAATTAGGTAAGGTTCTCTTTAGTGAAGTCGGAAAATACCTTAAGTAGTTTTATTCCTGAATCAGGATCGCTGTGTCGCTCAATCGTTTCTGCTGTAGACTCTTTACTAAAATCATTTCTATTGATTACAGGCTTTCTCGTATTTCGTTCAATCTTCCAAACCTTCCAAGTCACAACTGCCATTGTGATGAGGAGGGTTGTTTTGTATAACGTGTTCATTTGTTTATGCTCCTTTGCATTTCCAAAAATTTAATATAATTTAAATTCGGTACCATCTATTTGAATGTATAGATTATCTAAATCAGGGATTGCCTTTTTATATAAACCAAATCTTGATTTGATATCTGCTAATAAATAGGTATCTAAATTACCAATTGATAATAGTCGTCTATTACCTTCTTCGTCATAGTAGTAATAGATGACTTTTTTGTTTTGAGCTTGCATTTGCTGTGCCCTCCTGTTAAGCAGTTACGTTAGCTTCATAACCGAATTCAGTCATGATTTCATGTATTTTCAATCTGCCTTTTTGTGTCCATCTAGTTTGTAAAACTGTGTCTTCTCTGCCATCAGAACGCACAATTGTTATAGTGTCTGAATCTGTGTAACTCTTGCCCATGTGTTCTGAGTAAAGCACCCACTGTTTATTTACTTTTCGTTGTAGTCTAGCTTCGTGTAGTAGTTTGTTTAACTTTTGTGCTGATATACCGTAGTCTGCCGCGATTTGAGTTGTGGCTAATGTGCCAGTTGACTTTAAGATTTCATCTACATAGTCTGCTTTGGGTTTTAGTTCTCCGATTTCTTGTTGTAAAAGTAAGTTTTGCTCTTTTTCTTTCTTATACTCAGTCAACACTGTAATGATGTAGTCTGGATCTTTTAATGTTTGTTCAATTACATTGTCTGTTGCGTATATACCGTGTTTTCGAATAGCTGGTAGGACATCTGATGTTACCCATCGTTTGAATTTCCGAGCGGTTTCTCTAATGTTTTCGTTTTTACTTTGTTTAGAAGCATCGAAGATTAAACTGTATAATCCTGATTCGTTGATAATGATCATATTTCTGTTTTGACCTGATGCACTAAATTGGTGCGTCAGCTTGTCCTCGCTATCAACATGATTTCTGATGGCATTGTCTGTCCTTGCATACCCTAAAATCTCAGCAATATCTTTTCCTACAAAATAAGGTTCGTTTTCAATTTCCACTGTTCTTACTGGTAGCTCTTTAAAATTAAATGTTTGTAATGCTTGCATCGTTCATTCCTCCTTTTAAGACATTTGTTTCCCTTCGACCAAAACGTATTTAAAATACGATTCATCTTTTAAAAAAATAATCTCATCAATAGAGATATTTAATGTTTTGGCAATTCTAAAAGCATCTCTAGGTTTAATCATTTCTGGGTTATTTTCCCAAATGTTATAAGTAGATGGTGAAATGCCAAGTTTTTCAGCAAAAGACGACTGGGTATAACCTTTTCGTTTTCGCCATTCATCTAATTTCAGACTTTGTTTGATGTAGTTCATTTTTTAACCTCCTTGTTAAGTTCTGACTAAAGTATATCGTAATTTAAATACGATTTCAAGTGTTTTTCGTAATTATTTTAGAATTTTACGTATTTTTATTTTCGTAAATCGTATTTTAAGGGTTGCAATTACGATTTTTCATAGTATAATAAAAGTGTAAAAAACATTATATATAAGGAAGGAAAACAAAATGGCTTTCAAAAATTCCATAAAAGAAATCAGATTGAACAATAGATTGTCTAAAGTTGAGATGGCTAGAAAATTAGATGTTTCCGAAGGTACTATAAGAATGTGGGAAAGCGGAAGAACTGAACCTAGAATGGGTATGGTCGAAAAAATTTCAAGTTTGTTCAACGTTTCTAAAGGTTATCTCTTAGGAGAAATTGAAGAAATTGTTTTACCCGAATTTGATAGCGAAATCGAGGTTCCATATTTCGGTAAAGTTTCTGCTGGAAATTTCGAAGAAGTTGCAATTGATAATGAAAAATTAAAAGTTCCACCATTTGCTTTTAACGGTCGTAAACCTAGCGAATGTATAGCACTAAAAATAAACGGAGATAGCATGAATAAAATACTCGCTAACGGTTCTTATATAATTGTCCATGATTATAGAAAGTCTTGTGATCATAAACTTAGCAGCAACGACATCCTTGTATTGCGTCTAGGTGGTGAATATACAGTTAAACGTGTGAGACGTACTGAAACAAAACTACATTTAGACCCAGTAAGCTATTCAGATGAATTTAAAACTAATTCTTACGATTTAGATTCTATTGATGAAATCGAAGTGATAGGCAAAGTTATTTATAACTATCGAATTTTTGATTAATAGCGTCTATGTGGCGCTTTAATATAAACCAAATGAAGGAGAAATTGAAAATGGCAGGAGATAAATTAACTTTTAAAGAAATTCTAACAGAAACAAAAATGTTTAGTAAGTTAAGCAATAGAAAGATTGACATGTATAAAAAAATGACAACAGATGAAAAAAGAAAGATATTAAATGATTTTAAAGAAGGAAAAGAACTTGATATCCAACTTTATAAATCTGAAAATTTTAAAAACACTAACGAAGAATACGAATCAAAATCAGCTAAAAGTTTAAACGGACAAGGTATTAAAGAAGCTACCGACGTTACGACTTACGCATATCAAAAGCAAAATATTAACCCTACACTATTGAAAGTCTACAACGGTTTAGGTACATTCACAACAAACGTAGATAAACAAGCTAAATTCGTATTCTACGATACGCAATTAAAACAAAACTTTGTCTCTATAGCTCAACGAGACGAACTAATAAAGCAAAATAATAGAATTATCGAGCAAAACAACGAAGTCATAGATTTATTAAAACAAATAGCAAATAAAGGAGTGTAAAACATGAAAAGATTATTATATTTAATTTTAGCTAGCGCGTTAGTATTAGGTGCATGTGGTAGCAACGACGGCGATAAGAAAGAGGAAAGCAAGAAAGCGGAAACAAAGAAAGAGAACAAAGACAAAAAGAAAGAAACTAAAGACAAAGCAGAAGTGAAAAAAGAAAATGCTAATCAAAACGATAACAATAATCAAGTAAACAATGATAACAACACAAATGTTAATGATCATCAACAAACTAATAACGCACCTAAACAAAATCAAACACAAAATAATCCCACTTCTAATAAAAACAACAATGCACCAGTGAAAGATGAGTTTTCAAGTGACACATCTTATAACGCTTATCAAGAAGCTAAAAGAGCAACAGAAGAAAACAAACGTCAGAATGGTGGCCATACTGCCGGTATAGGTGGTTCATGGGCAGTACAAGACGGACAAGACTATAATTCATGGAAGAAAGCACAAAATGATTTTGACAATTTTAAACGTCAAAATAGTGAAGTGATTCAACAATAAAATTCCGGGTAGCCCGCCTACCCTTATTATTTTTTGCCAATTTTGAGGAGGGAGAAGTAAAATGCCAGTATATAAGGATGATAATACAGGTAAATGGTATTTTTCCATTAGATATAAAGATGTATACGGTAATAACAAACGTAAGATGCAACGCGGTTTTTCAACTAAGCGTGAAGCTAAGAGAGCAGAGGCTATTTTTTTGAATGACGTAAACGAAGGATATAGTGATTCGAAAACATTTGATTATGTTTTTCATCACTACTTAGAAAATAGCGATTTGAGACCTAAAACAAAACGACGCAAACAAAATGAATATCATAAACATTTTAAAGCTAAGTTCGGGCACATAAAAATGAATAAGATAACGCAAAATCAATGCCAAGAGTTTCGTAAATATCTAATAGAGAATGTAGCATCAACAAATTCTGCTCGTACAATTTGGTCAGGTTTTAAAGTTGTAATTAATTATGCCAAAAAATACTTTGGATTACGTACAGATCCAACAATATCAATTAAACCTATTCCGCGTGTAAAGCCAAAACCTAAGTTTATGATGCGTGAAGAATTTGAAGAAAGAATCAAAGACATTGAAGAGCAAGATTACAGAGAGTTATTTACATTAATGTTTTATACAGGTTTAAGGATTGGCGAAGCTATGGCTCTTGTTTGGACAGACTACAATAAATACAAAAAAGAGATATCCATAAATAAAACAATGGACATCTCTAATAGAACTATATATCCGAGACCAAAAACAGATAGTTCAGAGGATATTGTTCCTTTACCTAAATTCATCAATACAATGTTAACTGAACGACATCAACGTGAAAAAGAGTTAAACAAATATTTTGATGAACGTAGTTATTTTATTTTCGGAGGAATGGCTCCCAAACATTACAGTCATGTTCAAAAGAAATTTCAAAAAGCTTTCCCCCATTATAACATTCACGCGTTAAGACATTCTTATGCATCTTATCTTGCAAATAATGGTGTAGATATTTTCGTTTTACAGTCACTCATGAGACATGCTCAAATCACTGAAACGATGGGCACTTACAGCCATTTATACACTCAGAAAAAACACGATGCAATAGCCATTTTTGACAAGTAA